TGCATAGTTTTTGCAAAAGATATGTCACCGGATGGGTTTTGGTCGAAAGAAGAGTTTAATAGCACTGGAAAGTCTGCAATATCTGAGGGCTTTGTTGAAATACGTAAGCAAAGACAGGTCAACAAACTTGTAGTCTTTCCTATGGTGCCTTTTTCACTTGCTAAATCAACCGCCCCTGAATGGGTTCAAGACTATATGGATAAAAAGTATATAGATATGGTAAATTTAGGGTTTACACATGCGATTTAGATCAAAATTTGAAGCTGAAGTTGCAATGTCCTTAGACAGGCTTGGTGTATCCTTTGAGTTTGAGCCTGATAAGATACCCTTTCAACCGCCGCCAAGGGTCTACATACCTGACTTTTATATACCTAGAAATGATATGTATATTGAGGTTAAGGGCAGGTTAACACAAGGCGATAGAGTTAAACATCTGCTAGTACAAAAACAAAATCCTGACTTTAACGTTAAGTTCTTCTTTGCAAACGCTAACAAGAAGATATACAAGGGGTCCAAGACTACCCATGCAGATTGGGCAGAGCGCCACGGCTTTGATTGGGCGCATAAAAGATTGCCTGTGGAGTGGTTTGATGAGTGATGATGGGTTCACGTTCAATCCTGACGAAGATAGTGTCATGGATGAGGAGATGAAAAAGAAGATTTCAGAAGAGACTTTTTTTCTCTCTCCTGACAGGCTATACATAGTCTTAGACCCCATATCTATTGACAAGGTTACTGTCCGCGCATATGATACATCAGACTCAGAAGAACTTAGCGCGGCCCATATTCTACAGCAGGGTATGCTTAGTCTTCTGGAAACGGATTATGATTACTTAATGCAGATAGGACATGAAGCTACATTAGAAAGTATATCAGAGCATCGTAGTAAAGAAGGTAGTACAAAGATTACTGTCGATGAAGTTTATGACAATGTGATACGGGTTGAATTTAGCAAGGACAACTAATGCCGGATGAGAAAAAATACTTAAGCTCTATACAAGCTATAGATAATGACAAAGAATTATCTTACTCAGTAAATAATCCTGATCATTATAATCAAGGAAAAATAGAGACTATAAATATTATACAAGACTCACTTTCTCCAGAAGCTTTTCGAGGTTATCTTAAAGGTAATATATTAAAGTATATATGTAGATATGAGTACAAGGGTATGCCTAAGAAAGACCTTCTTAAGGCCGAGTGGTATCTAAAAAAACTTATTAAAGAGGTAAAGAATTAAAAATGAGCAACAACTACTTCCCTACAGACTATCAAGAGTTTATCCACTTGTCTAGGTATGCCCGTTGGTTGGGGGACAGGCGCGAGTCTTGGCCTGAGACAGTCTCAAGATACTTTGATTTTATGCAGGAACATCTAAAAAAAGACCACAACCATACCATTCCTAATAGAGAGGAACTTGAAGAGGCTGTACTTAGTCTTCAGGTAATGCCCTCTATGAGAGCTTTGATGACTTCCGGTCTTGCTCTTTCTAGAGATAATACCGCAGGATATAACTGTTCATACATTCCTGTAGACTCTCCGCGATCTTTTGATGAGATACTGTACGTTCTTATGTGTGGTACAGGAGTAGGCTTTTCATCTGAAAGAAAGTATACAGATAATCTACCTGTTGTTAACGAGCATTTTGAACCTACGGAAACGACTGTTGTTGTGCAGGATAGTAAGGCAGGGTGGGCTAGGGGCTTGCGTGAGCTAATTGCCTGTCTCTACGCAGGTCAGGTGCCAAAGTGGGATTTGTCCCGTCTACGCCCTGCGGGAGCGCGTTTAAAGACCTTTGGTGGCAGGTCGTCCGGCCCTGCCCCTCTGGATGATCTTATGAACTTTACCGTAGTTCTGTTTAAATCTGCTGCGGGTAGGAAACTATCTCCGCTGGAATGCCATGATCTTGTATGTAAGATTGCAAGTGTTATTGTTGTTGGTGGTGTGCGCCGCTCTGCACTAATCTCTCTATCTGATTTAAACTCTAACAGAATGCGTGTTGCTAAGTCCGGTGATTGGTTTAGGGAGTATCCCTACCGAGGGCTTGCCAATAATTCTGCAGTTTACGACGAGCGCCCCGACATGAACACGTTTCTAAAAGAATGGTATTCTTTGTATGAATCAAAGTCTGGTGAAAGAGGTATCTTTAATCGTGGCTCCGCTAAAAATAAAGTTAATAGTATTGGTCGTCGTGATCCTGATCATGTATTTGGAACTAACCCTTGCTCTGAGATCATTCTAAGGCCTTATCAGTTCTGTAACCTCACAGAGGTAGTTGTTCGTGCGGAAGATACTGTTGGCTCTCTTACAAAGAAGGTAGAGCTAGCAACTCAGCTAGGAACTTATCAGTCGTCACTTACTGACTTTAAATATCTAAGAAAGATATGGAAGCAGAACACGGAAGAGGAAAGGCTGTTGGGGGTTAGCCTTACTGGTATTCTAGACAATGTGCATCTGTCCAAGGTGGACTCTAATCTTCCTAAAGTCCTTGAGGGGCTAAAAGAAGTGTCCATTAAGAGTAATACTAAGTTTGCTGCTAGCTTGGGAATAAACGCATCCACAGCTATTACCTGCGTAAAACCTTCAGGAACTGTGTCTCAGTTAGTAGATAGTGCTTCCGGTATTCATCCTAGACACAGTGAGTACTACATCAGAACTGTGCGAGGAGATAACAAAGACCCTCTTACTCAGTTTATGATACAGAAGGGCATACCTGCAGAGCCAGCTATAGGCAATGAAGACAACATGACAGTCTTCTCCTTTCCTGTTAAGTCGCCAGAAGGTGCTTTAACTAGGGAGAGTATGACTGCTATTGAGCATCTTGAGCTTTGGAAAGTATATGCAGAGTACTGGTGTGAACATAAGCCCTCCATAACTATCTCTGTAAAAGAGGATGAATGGCTCAAGGTAGGTTCATGGGTATACGAGAACTTCGATTATATCTCAGGAGTATCCTTCCTGCCTTACTCAGATCACACCTATCAACAAGCCCCATACACTGAATGCACTGAAGATGAGTATAAAGAGTTGTTGACAAACATGCCTAAATCTATAGTATGGGAAGAGCTAAAGAAGCTTGAAGTAGAAGACACTACCACAGGCTCTCAAGAATTAAGCTGCACAGGAGATGTCTGTGAAGTTGTTGATATTGGTTTGTAGGTTACAATGATAAAAGAAATCCAGATAACTGATGACATGCGGCAGTGGGCCGATAGGAAAGCTTTCCTGCTTGGTGAGTTAAACAACTCTATAATCAGGGGTGCAGGGTCATTAGCTGGATACTTGGGGGAGAAGATAGTCGTAGACGTTCTGGGTGGTTCTCATCAAAACACCTTTGATTACGATCTTACTCTTGGGGATGGCACAACAGTAGATGTCAAAACCAAGCAGGTATCTTCTCCTCCAAGAGACTACTACTCATGTTCAGTTGCTAAGTTCAATGCTAAACAGAACTGTGATTCTTATGCTTTTGTTAGGATTAAGAATGACTTTACTATGGGATGGTACTTAGGTAAAATAACTAAAGATGAGTTTTTTAAAGTAGCTACTGAACACAAGAAGGGAGAGGTAGACCCAGATAACGGCTTTGTATTTAGAGCAGACTGTTACAATCTACCAATATCTATGTTAGAGGCTAGTAATGAGTAAGAAGGCTGATGCGCTCCTTTACAGGATGTCCGTATCAATTACTTCAAGTGGAGATATAGCTTTGGATTTTGAGGGTCCCCCCTCTGCCAAAGATATAGAAAACATTTTTGATAAGTGGAATCCTGAGTTTGAACACACAAAAAAAATAGTCTCGCTGGTAAATTACCTACGAGACTATAGTGATCAGCAGTACAGGGATTTTAAAGGTATTATTTATTAGGTATCTTTTTATCCTCTTTTGGTTTCACTGCTTCTTCATAGTATACTATCAGTTCTTTCTGCTGCTTAATAAACCTTTTTAGCTCAGACATATTCAGTGCAAGGGTTTCGTAGTCTCTTACGCTTATAGCGTAGAATAGGAAGTCACCCTTCTCTTGGGTAAACCTTGCCTTGAACTCTTCAAAGTTACTTTCATTAACTACATAAAAGTATATACCGTTCATGTCCACAGGTCTGGGACGATTTTGAATAGGTACGTTTCTACTAGCCTCTACAGTCTTAATCTGTAGGGGCATTATTTTTCTAAAGGTGTCGCAACCACTACTTAGCAGGAGAAGCGGGAGCAGCACCAGAGATAATTTCCAGTGATTTAAGAAGTTTCTTAGTTCCATTATTTATTTTCTCTTCTGCTAACTTAGGGTCTTTAATACTAAGAGCTACTAAATTACTTTTTCTTAGCCTGTTTATTAAAGTGTCTCTGTACGTATTGGCTATATCAAGTCTGGTTTGAAGTTCAGTGTTTAACTTCTGAAACTTGTTTCTGTCTTCTTCCATAGTTTTTATAGTGTTATCTTGGATTGCTTTAGCAGTGGCTAGCTTCACATTATTCTCAGTCAAAGTCTGTATGCGCTCTTGCGTATCCTTGTAATAATAATACGCACCATAGCCAGCACCGCCAAGCAATCCAAGCACTATCAATAGAAGATAGAGTTTAATCATTTAACAAGTTTATTCTTAGCCTTGAGAACGTTCATTCCCAGTGTGTTGATAGCTGTTAGAATGCCCTGAAGTTTTTTATTGTCAGCTTCGTTGGGCGTAACAGCAGCCACTACTGAGAAGCCACCTAACACGGCAAGGGCTACAACGATTACGGTAATAATTAGTGTCATTTTTATCTCCTAAATTGATCTAGTTCTAGTTCACGGATTTGTGATTCGGTCTTTTCTTTTCTTTTAATATTTTCGTGATATCCAAGACCATTTATAAGTACAGTAAATAGATTAGGGTCGTACTTTCGTATGGCATCTCCATTAGTTTCTATTATTTCAATAACGGCATCTACCATCTTAGGGTCTTTCATAATCTTAGACAGGGCCTCTGCTTTCTTCTTTCTAAACCCAAGAAGTGCTACCTCAGTTGCTACGTACTTAGGGCTAATAACTCCTCGCGCAACACTGTAAGTACGAGACAGAAGAGACTCAACGCCTAAACCTTTAGGAGTTGTGACTTTAACTCCTGCACTAGAAACAGTGTCTCTATTTTGAATCATCAAAAACTGAGCCATTCTAGTTAGCCCGGTAAACTTCTCCTCGCCTATGATACCTCTAACCGTATTAGAAACATCTCTGTCAAGTACAAGCGAGTATAGTCTCTCATAGTCAAAGTCTCTCATATATTGACCAACCCTAGCCTCTCTCATCACTCCGTATGAAGCGCGGGAGATAGCCTCTAATGTAAGATCAGACATAAGCTCTTTTACGGCGTCATCTCCTACACCTATCTCTTTTGCTACTTGAGGAAGAAGAGTATCAATTCTAGACTGTCCCTGTGGATTAAGAATGAAGAAGTTCAAGAAGCTATCATAGTCGCTTATCTGTGTGGCCCCTTGCTGCTCCGGTCCAAATCTAGCCATGCTCTTCAAGAAGTTCTCTCTTAGATTAGCCTGTGCTTGAACATTCTTAGCCGCCCGTTTAACTGCACGGTCAACCTGCGCTTCCGTTCTGCTTAGAAGTTTAGTTCCTCCAAAGAAGTTATCAACTGCTAGATTGTACTGTGTAACTCTATCAAGATCAATAAGCCCAGCCTTCTCAAGCTCTTTTAGTGCAGGGCTTTCTAAAATCTTACCACCAGCTTGATTAGCCCTTGAAAGAAGCTCTCCCTCTACAAGCTTATCAGCAGAGGATACTTTTCCATCGCGAGGTATGAGAGGCTTTATGCCCTTTGCTTCAACTATACCTGATATATGTCGGGCAAGCAGATCGTTTAACAGGTTTCGAGTAATCTGTTTTGCTTTTCCAGTTAAAACATACTCGCCTGTATCACTGTAAAACCCACCAAATGTTTTTTCTAGCTGTTTTACTAAATCTACACCATCCTGTTGTTCTCCAGAAATAAGCTTATTAAAGTTAATCCATTTTATAGGGTCTACTTTATGAGTGCCGTTTGGATTAAAGTGGTCTACATTATAGCCTATAGGGTTTCCTGCTTTGTCTCTATAGCGCATGACTACATTATTAATGTAGTTTGTTTTTGCCCTGCGTATAGCTTGACCTGCCTCTCCTTCTTCAGGGATAGTGTCTATAATGCTTCTAGACAAACTGCCCATTTTTTCAGAAAGCTCTCTCTTGCTATCGTACATCTTCCTAGCTTGCTCTGAGAACTTAGATGAATACTCTTGTATATCGCTTACTGTAGCGTTAATTCTAAGGTCTATATCAAGCTCTTCACCAATTTCTCTAGCAATTCTGAACACATCAAAGTCTGTAAAGTCTTGAGCAGCCCCTGCGTATTCAGACCTAAAGAAGCCCTTTATCTCATTATAGTTAAAGTTATCTGCAGTGATACCCTCAAGAACATCATCTGCTACGCCTTTCTGTTTCATAGCCGCTTTAAACTCTTCTAATATAACTTCTTTAAGTTCTATGTTAGAGTCTAAAGCTTCTTCTACAGCAGCTTTGCCTTCAATGTTTGATAGCGCCTCTAGAGTAGAAGAATTACCAAGTTTTTTACCCTTTAGTATTTGCTTTACTTTTTCTAATCTTGTCTGACCAATGACATTATCTGCAGTTCCATACAGATCGTCTAACCAATCTGTAATGTCAATCTCATCTCCGTACTGAGAAAGCTCTTCAAATTGCTTACGGGCCTTGCCTGTAATCGCTGCTTTTCTATTCCTTGCATATGTTGCTAAGGACTCTGCAGCATTCTCCGCATCTATTTGATACTTTTGAGGATCAAGAAAAGAGTCAAGAAAACGAACTAAGTCAGTCTCAGTTTCTCCTACAGCCTCTTCTACCTGTTCCAATCTGCGTGTAGCTTGACCTTCAAGCTCAGGAACGGCTTCTTCTGTAAGCCGCCTAACAGCGGGATCACCCATATCTCCTGCATCATCTAAAAGACTGTTACGGGTAATCTGTTCTACAAGTTCAGATAGACTTTCTTTATCTTTTACATTCTGTGTAAACGCAGGGTCAGCAACTAAGTCTACAATCTCTTGAACGAGATCATCTAACTGTGCTTTATCATTGCCTATCTCTTCAACCTGCTTAGTGCTAGCAGCTTGCATCGCGGATATAAAGCTATCGAACTTAGAGTTCTGTACACCAGCATCTCCAGCAGCCCCTGCCAGCCTGTCTAACAGCCCACGAAACTCTACAA